TGTCGTTTTTTTATTTGCTCTGGTGTATTTCTTAGACTGCCGCTACTTGCTATTTGTCGCATTTGTTCATTAGTTAAAGGAGCCGCATCACCGGGCATATCTTGATTTACCGGTTGATGTTTATTGTCTTCAAATGCAACAATACCGCCAGCGGCCATCATTTGTTCACTACCCATACCCTGCATGTTTTCTGCAGGAAGAGCGGCTAACCCAGCATGCTCTGGGGGTAAATCTTTAGCCAACATCTGGTCTTTAACAGTGGGTTGTTTAGCGCCTTGTTGTGCTTCTTGACCTTGAGACGCTTTCATTAACTTATCGCGCTGCTGTTTAGCGGCCATGGCAACAGCCATAGGAAGAGACTGATCTTTACCTTGCATAACAGCAAGCAAACGTGAGTCAGGAAAGATGCGCGGATCAAGCGCCATCTTATACATTTGTTCCATACCGAGCATTATGCAGCCCTCCCAACCATATCATAGTTAACAGCTTTGTAGCCATTGTCCATAATTATTACGGCTTCAGGCATAAACTTCTCAACTTCTTGAGCCATGTAACCAAGGAACTTACCTTGACCGCAAAGTGGGTGCTCTTTAAACTCAGGCTTATATTCAAACTCATAAACATTAAGTCCATTGGGGGCTTTCCACAACTGGATAACGTTTTCTTTTAAGTTAATATCAGAACCAGATGTACCACTTGCACCACCAAACGCATTGTACGCGCCCAAGCCAGCAATCCCTAAACCTGTAATTTGATTTAGTGTGCTTGGTGCCGCTTGATATGTAGCGGTAGTAGTTTGCTGAGTTGGTAACCCGCGCAACATGGAGTTCATAAACGAAAGTTGTTGTTCTGGATACTGCTGGGCAGTAGCGTAATTTTGAATAGCTTGGTTAATAATATTTTGTTGTTGCGTTTGTTGCTGTTGTCCAGCTTGGCTTTGCGCAGCAATAATATTTTGTTGTGCGCCCAACTGTTGAGTACCTAAAGAACCAAGTTGTCCTGCAGCTCCAATACCCGTACCCAATGCTTGGTTAGCCGCTTGCTGTCCAGCAAGCCCTTGTTGTGAGCCAAACTGCATAGCTTGTTGAGCTTGTTGATATGCCTGGTTATACCCTTGACCAATTGCTTGTTGCGCCGCTAAATTACCTTGTTGCTGCTGTAACGAATTAGCTAAAGCTTCACGAGAACCACCAAATGCACCAGCAGATGTTGCAGCGCTTTGTTCAGCCGCAGTATTAATACCAGTTTGCTGGCCGAGTAACTGAAGTTGTGGTGCAAGAGACTGCTGAATATATGGGTTCATAAAAGCGCCCATAGCGTACGGATTGGTAGCCATCTGATTGTATTGATTACCAGCTTGCGCTTCTTGACCAGCTAAACCATAAGCGCCTAAACCGCCGGCACCTGTCATAGCAGTAGCAGCTCCGTATTGACCAGGAACTTGAAGATTTGCTGTCTCGGTTTGGGCAGCTTGTTGCATTGGGCTAAAACCAGCTACATAATCCGTTGGGTTCTGGCTATATGGTACATATGGTTTAACGCCAGTAATTTGTACCGAACCGTCGTCATTTGTCTGTGTATTAAACAACTGCTGTTGAGTGGCGCCAAGCATTGTCTCTACATAAGGGCGCGCATAATCGGGGATGTTTGTATTCTGAACGTTAGTAGTAGTTGGCGCGGCGGGAGGGGGAGGAGGAGGAGAACCACCGCCACCACCTTCAAGGGTCATACCACCTGCACCAAAACCACAACCTAAGCGTGGTTTAAAAGCCTCTAAAGGCAACATCGTATCTAAGCCATATCTCATATTTTTGTCTCTACAATTCTATACCGCTCTTCAAATCCATAACGGCTCCACAACCGGGCAATTGCTTCTCTTGCTGCACCCTGTATTTTAGTGGCTCCGTTAGCCTTTAGTAAATCTTTAAGTTGCCCAAACGTGTCTTTATTTGATACTAGCTTTCCACCAATAAATGTAATAAAAGCTACTCGATCGTTTGGGTAATTTAAAAATGATACTGTTGCTGCTCCATGTATTGCCCCTACTTCATCTACAGCAACGACCAAAACCCACTGGCCTGATGTAACGTAGACTTTAACTTGCTCCAAAGTGTAGTCGTCTCCACAGTAAGAAACAGCTTCTGCAATATACTTTTCAACCAGAGGCCAAGCTTGATTAACATATTGAATAGGGACGTGGCGAATTAACAGGCTCATGCTGGCATGTATTTATCAGCTTTAATTGCAGGAGCTTGCTTAGCTTTACCAGTTCTAGCCTTTCTTACTTTATCCATCATAGCGTATAACTTTTTAGCGCCAGCGTCAGAAGAACCATTCCCAAGATGAGAGACGACATCCGCAGGCACAACAAACTCGTTATCAGCCAACCGCGCTGGTCGTTTATTAGCAATAGTAGCAGGGATGCTGTCAGACATACCATCGCCAGGACCTTTAAGCATACGTCCACCATCTGAGTAACCTCCTAAACTAGAAATACCACCACCGCCAGCATAGCTTGATAATAGACCGCCTTGAGCGCTAGAAGTTGGGGTAATCTGTGGCAGACCAGCCATACGAGCATACATGGCTTGCTGTTGTAATTCACTGTATGGGTCATACTGAGGGGCTTGTTGTTGCGTCGCTTGGGCTTGCATCTGAGCCATTTGATCTGGGGTTAGTTGAGCCTGTCCACCGTTATCAAAAGCAACTACTCCACCACCAGCATAGTTTGCGTTAGGTGTGCCGCGTATCTGGTTCATGGCCAACATAGCGTTATAGTCGCCTCCTTTAGCTGCAGAAATTACTGTAGAAGGGTCTTGTGCGTACTGGCTTTTATACTTTTCAATTGCATTACGGCTATTCATTAAATCTGCCAAAGCGTCTTTGCCATAACCCCCGGTGTTCATATTAGCAACTTCATCGCCAGTTAATGGGTTTGTTTTTGGTTCATACAAAGATGCGGTTGCCTGCGCTGTGGCTGGCATTTGGGTTGGGGTAGCATAAGCAGAAGTATGTTGCTGGCTTTGAGGGTACATATCACCGCCCATAAAATCTACTGGTTCGGAATTTGGGTCCATTAAACCACCACCAGCGTAACCTGGCGGCCGAGCATATCCAGAATAGTTAGCTTGATACGCTGGGTTTGGCGGTACTGCTACCGCTGGGGTGTACTGATTTGGGTCGTACTTAAATTTAGCTAAATTACCGCCAGTGTAAGGCTGAGCCGCTTGGGCTGTTCCACCGTAATGCTGGGCATTATTTTGAAGCATAGAACCCAGTGCAAGTGCCCCAACCCCATAAGGAGCGTAGTGCATAAGAGTAGAACCAAGACCAGTAGCGCCAGCATTAGCGGCAGCAGCATTAGCGGCAGCGGCACTAGCGGCTTGAGCTGAAGTTACAGTCCCACCAGGTAAAGTAGCTAAATATGGGGTTGTGCCTTGAATACCCTCACCCGCAGCAATTTCTGAAGGGCTAAAAGCGCTAGTACCGGCTACTATACTTGAATTGGCACCTGGAAGTACTACATCACCACCCGCTACAGAACCCCCAAGAGAAGGAGCCGCAGCAGGAGCAACCTCTGTTCCGGCAGCAGTTAAACCAGAACCAGCAGCAACTTCAGGAGCCCCTTCATAAAGACCTCCATAACCTAAAGTGGCACCGCCAATACCGCCCATAAGGGCATTTTGCATTACGTTTTGGCCAGTCAAAGCAGCTGTAGCACCACCAGTCAAAGCCCCTATACCACCTCCCATTACAGCAGCGGCGCCAGTAGTTCCAAGGCTTTCTTCAAGCATAGGAGCGGCAGCGCCGTCAGTCATAACCGTAGCGGCCAAAGCCGCAGCTATTGGTAAATAGCTTTCAAAACCGCCACCACTTGATCCGCCGCCGCCTGCCATATACTATCCTTTACTTTTTGCTAATTTTAGCATTTAAACTGCTGTTCCACTAGCGTTTATCCACTTAGTTCCTGTCCACCAAATAGGCAAACCAGACCCCGAATTTAAACTTGTATCAAAAAACTGCTGCCCAACCTGTAACTTTGCTGTAGGTCTTTGAGTTGTGGTGCCAAAAGCAGGTATTACAGTGCCTTGGGTAAAGTTATCTAATTGTGCAAAATACAACCGTAATGCGTTATTAATCTGGTCTTGGTACCCTTGCTGATAATCCGTAGGTGCAATAGGTAAGTTAGGCGACGTTGTTGGCCTAAGCTGCCCATTATATGTTTGATACTTTGGAATACTCATTATCGACGCCCATCAGGTCTGATGTCAATACGTGGGCTACCTAACTGCCAAGCCACACCAACGTCATTTGACTCAATTCTAAACGCCATTTGGCGACCTCTTAGGCGGGTATAAACCTGTCCAGTAAACTGTTGAATAGTATATTGAGGAAGAACCGTGTAATTTTGTGCGCTTTGTACTTGTGGGCTATCTGCCTGCCCATATGCCGTTCCAGAGTTTTCTCGTGGTTTTACGGTCATTGTTACAGATGGCTGGTTAGAAGAAGAACCATTAAAATTAACGTCAGGCAGTATTCTCCAAACAAAGCCGAAGTTGTGGCCGTCACCAATATCAAAGTCTGAGGATTGTACATAAGAGTTTATAGGTAAAGTTGCGGCAGTTGATTGGTCGTCGTTTCCATTTTCTTGATATAAAAGAACGCCAGTACCGTTTGTAGAAGTCATAGTAGTTGATGAGACTGTTTGTGGTGTACTTATTGTGTAAGTCCCTACCCCACCTGTACCGGTGCCCAAAGCCGTAATAGTTGTGCTAGATAAAATACCCGGCGCAATAATAGTCTGCCCAACAGCCAAAGACCCTACAGTTACAGCCGTTACTGTTAATGTGCTGCCAGAAACAGAACCCGTAAATATGGCATTTGTAGAATATGCTGCTGAAATTGGATAAGGTTGTGTGCCGGTTTGTAACCAAGCAGTACGTGGCATAGTTCCGTAATACCAAACACGGTCTAAATAATTGTAAATAATGTATTTATCTACGGTTGTACCTAAACTAGAATTGCTTACATAAAACCACCAAACTTCATTGAACGCCTCGTTAGCACCAGCAAAAATCTGATAAGACTGATTCTCATTAATATCATCAAAAATATACTGACGCAATGCGCAAGGTAAGACTTCAACGCGACCAGAGTACATATAGAAACGGTCACGCCCCATCCAGTAAGTTACGTTGTTAATCGTAATCATGGAATTAGGCGACATAATGGATATGTTATCCATCAAAATCTGAAAGCCCCATACGTATGGCGCGCCAATATACTGCATAGAATA